TAGTTCCACCGTCGTTTACAATAAATCCGTCAGAGTCTGCAATTGTAATTGAACCACCCACAGACGTTCCACCGTCAAGAAGATTAATCTCAGCAGCAGTCGAAGTAACTGCTGTAGAACCAAGAATTAAATCACCTTCAGGAATAGTAACATCACCAACAAACGTAGGAGTCGTATCCCAAGCAGAAGTACCAGTACCAGTCCCAATTAGCACAGCAACAGAAGTAGGCGTGGTGTCACCAGTACCCAACTTCTCCTCAATCTGCAACACAGCACCATTCACATTATTGTGAATTGTCGCATGGTTAGGCGAATTAAGAGTATCAGAATCCGCTATATTATCAGGAAGCTCATTAGGATCTCTGTCTAAATCACCCGGAAATCTAGTTGCCATCATTCACCTCTTATGGAGTTAAGTCAATCGTAAAAATACCGCCAGAAGCAAACGTAATCGTAAACGTTCCATTACTCGACGAGAAATCAGAACCAAAATCAATGTATGCGATAAGCGGATCATTAGTTAAAGAATCATCATAAATCACAGCGCCTCTGGCGTTTGTAATTGTTGCGGAGGACCATGATGTGTCGGCAGCATCAAATTTAATTGTGCCACCTGTTTGCGTTAAAGACAAACTGCCTAACGTGTTACCACCCGAAGTATATCCTGTCCCAGAAACCTCGTTAGATACATCGCTCTTAAAATCGTGCGCCCCAAAGTCAGGGGTGTACGACGACGTAACCAACATAATTTTAATCGTGTCATTGTCTAGGTCTAACGCATGACTGTTGTTCAAAGCGTTAAGAAAAGTTATTCCATAAAGACCACTAGCCATCAGCGTTCTCCTCGTCAGTTACAACGCTGGCTTGTATTGTCTCAGCAGCTATAACTACATCTACTTGTTCATCTTCCATGATTCACAATAATAATCTAATCAAATAAAGAAAGATAGAGGGTAGGCCAACCTCCCAGTAAAGTCAGCCTACCCCACTACCAGTAAGGAGCTATTAGTTAGCGCCTATTGAGGATGATGTTTCAATCCTTCGGATACATTCTTCACGGAATCTTCCGTATCCTACAAGGTGATACCAACCAACTGTGTTGAATCGACGCAAGCTGTCGGTTACAGGACCGAACACGATGCTTGGATCAGCACCGAAACCGGCTGCACGACTGTGTGCTTTCGCAAGAGCTTGTTTACCAACTATTACAGTTTTGTATTCGTCAACGTTAGAAGCACCAGCGTCAGCGGTTAGCGTAATTCTTGGTGTTTCAATGAAGTCAACTCCACCGAATGTACCAATGCTACCGTTTCGGACACCTGCTCCGTCTTGACGGATTTGGTGTTGGATAACGTCAGTTACTGCTGTAGCTGCACGAAGATCGAAAGAAACGTCAGGGTGGATAAATCCAACGTAAACGTTGCCGTCAAATGCAGGTGCAGAATCAGACCGTAGGTTAGCAACAGCTTTACGGATAAGACCAGCGGTGATAATGTCACCTGCTGCTAGTTCTCCTGTAGCTGTAGCATCGCCACCGAATAGTACGTTGCTGCCTTCAGTTACGATGTCGTGAACAATCTTATCAAGGCTGTCACCCATGTTGTAACCGATAATGTTAGCAGCGTCAGCGTCTATGTTTAAGAAGCTGGTTCCACGTGCTTTAGCGGTGGTTTGTATTGTATTACCGTACTCAGCAAGTGTTACCGTAACTTGTGCGTCACCCATTGTTGATGGTGTGAGGTCAGAAGTTTCGGAAATTGCTGAAGTAGCTTGTGATAAATCGCTGTACTTTGTGAACTTAACGCTTGCTCCAGCGTGCGATTGGTTTGTGGTTTTCACATCGCAAACCATCTCAAAGAGAGGTTGTGATCGCAACGCAAAGTAAGCGAGCTGTTCAAACGCTGCATTACCAGCGGAGTTCAGCGAACTCATTTGTGTTATTGCCATTAGGCTATCTCCAATTAAATTTGGAGCCTACCTTACGTCATTGCGTTAAAAGTACCGCCATTAGCTTCCCACAACTGCTTTAATTCTTCAGCGTTTGTAGTTTGTCTAATTAAACTCTCAAATTGAGGATCTGCTACAGGACCAGCATCATCACTTGCTTCAGCGATTCTACGCTCCGCTTCGACTTGCTCTGCGAACTGCGCCTGTTGCCCCAAATTAGTTGTATTTTCTTGAGACACTAGACTGGTTAAACCTGTGCTAGCAGCTTCAGCTTGTATTGCTTCAACAGTTAGCTCGCCTTCGTAGCCTTTCATAAAGTACTCAGTCATCCTGTTCGATGGGTCTAAGCCTGCATCACGAAAGACATCTTTGCGTTGCATCTGTTGAATTTGCGCTTCAAGCTCATCAGCCCTCGCAGCTCTCGCTTCGAGTTCTCTACGCCAATTCGGTTTGGATTCGGTACTTGAAACTTCTTCTGTTTCAGTAGACTCTGTTTCCATTATGTCACTCACCTTCTCTTACACGCTAACAACGGTGGAATGCTAGCGGAGTTTAATTATGTGTAAACAGCTCACCCTCTTAATGGGGCCGATTACATAACTAAATATAAGCAAATTAACGGTTTGCGTCTACAACCTATTGATTTTGTGCCGATCCAAGGCCAGTAGCACCAGCGCCAGTTACTAAACTACCAGTTCTGCGCTCTCCTGCTGCTTGCCTACGTTGACGCAACCTACGTATCTCAGCAGTAGCTTCCGAATCTAAACCAAACGCTGAAGCAGCTAATTGCGTAGAAGTCGCTGCCTGCTGTTCACCAAAAGTTGCTTGAGTCAAACCTGCTTGTTGCCCTAAACGTTGCGATATTTCACGCTGTTGCACATTCTGTCCAGCCAACTGTCTAGCAACATCAGTTTGGATACCTTGCCCTGTAGCTTGCAAAGCTGCTGCTGATAAACCAGCAGACTCAACTTGCAACCGTTGTTCAATAACGCTTACGCCACGTTCAGGATCAAGGAAATATGCTACAAGTTCCCCGTCGTTTTCAACGCCTATACCATACATGTCTTGCAACTGCGTTTTGAGTTCAGGGTTAATGTTAGCTACTGCTGTAGCAGCCATAGCTACTCGTTCTTTCATTTCATTAGGAGACACATCGTTGCCTATGAACTCAGCAAAATCATCAGGGCTGTCATAAAAGTTTGCAGGTAATCCTGCTGCTGCCATTGTTTGCCGGTAATTGTTTTCTAGCCGTATGTATTCTGCTGGGCTAATAGCTGGCAAACCTAGTTTACTGCGAGTTTCCATACCCTTAAAACGCTCTCTAAATAACTCAGTGTCTTTTATTTCAATCATTACACTTTCGCTTGAATAACCTTCCATTAAATAACGGTAAGCCTCTGCTGCTAGTCCTTCTAAGCCATAACCAGCTAAAGCATCTCTAATAATCGTTAAAGCATCTCTGTCGTCTTGAGTTTCTTGCGCTTGCATAACAGCATCCTCTGTTAGCACTGTATCTTCTTCAAACGCTTCAACAAAACCTCTTACATCTCCCATGCCCATTACGCTACCTCCCCAAACGTTTGACCAATAGAGAACGCCAACGCTCTCGCTTGATCCTTAGCATCATCAGTTTGTTGCCACTCAGGAGTAGCACGAACAAACTTCCTAACCTCAGAAAGAGTCATTGGCCTAGAAGCAGTCCCAGTATCAGGCATGTACTCAATAACATCAGAAAACTCTTCCAACATATTTACCTGCCTACCAAGCATCTGCTCAATCTGATACTTATACGGAGAAAAATACTGATCCGGCGTAACTCCCATTTCGTTAATAACTTTATCTAACGTCGGGAACCTAGAAACCGCAGTTGCTTTCAAATACTGCTCGTACTCCTCGTTAGTTGCTTCACCCGTATATATTTGTTCTGCCCAATCCTGAGCCGTCGCATCATCTATCGGTGTGTAATACTTGTACGCAAGTTGCTGAATAGCGTCTTTAGCAGCACCAAATCCAGAAATATCACTCTGCATCTTCCCGTACTGCAACTGGCCCAACACAGCTTCCCTAATAGCTTCTTGATCGTCACTATCACCAAATCGCATAAGGTTCTTCGCTAAATCAAATTGTTCTTCGTCTGATAATTCAAAACCAAGAAATTGGGCTTCTTTAGCAAGTCTGTCTGTTAATGGCTCAAGAAACTCTGCTCTTTCTGGCTCACTCATGTCTCCCCATGTAGCGTCAAATGCTCGCATGGCTCTGTCAGTTGTTTGCCACCATTCTGTTTTCTGCAATAACCCTTTGACACGGGTAACGCTTGTTATCCCGT